AGAGATGATGTCTAATACTTATGAAATACCACCTCTTGACATGATAGGCTAATGGCATTAAATCCTTATTTCCTGCAAGGGTCTTCTACAGAACAGAATCTAGTCCAAAGCTTAATCAATGAACAGATTAAGATGTATGGGGTGGATGTCTATTATATCCCTAGAAGATACATTACTAAGACTACTGTAATACAAGAAGTCATAGAGTCTAAGTTTGAGGAAGCAATTCCATTAGAGGCATATGTAGATACTTTTGATGGATATGAGGGACAAGGTTCTCTTCTATCCAAGTTTGGTGTTCAGGCACTTGATGACTTAACTCTTGTAATATCAAGAGATAGGTTTGAGAATTATGTTACGCCACTTATTAAGAATATACCAAATATAGAATTAGCAACTAGACCTAAGGAAGGAGATTTAATATACTTCCCATTAGGTGATAGGTTATTTGAAATTAAATTTGTAGAGCATGAGAAACCATTCTATCA